GGCGGTACTGCAGGGCCAGACGGTCCCGCAGCTCGCCGCTTCGATCGCCGGTATCGCCGCCATGGACCAGCGCGCCGCGATGAAGGCTGCACGCACCGCAATCACGAGTGCGCATTCGCTCGGCAAGCTCAAGGGATACGAGCGTGCCGCAGGTATGGGTATCGATGTCAAAAAGCAATGGCTCGCGGCGCTCGACTCGCGCACGCGTGGCAGCCACCGCCACCTAGACGGCGAGACCGTCAAGCTCGATGCCGAGTTCAGCAACGGCCTCAAATACCCGGGTGACCCGGACGGACCTGCCTCTGAGGTCTACAACTGCCGCTGCACGCTAGTGCCGGTCATTGGAGATGTGGAATACGACGAGGTCGAGCGTGCAAACAAGCTCGGCGGCATGAGTTACGAGGAATGGAAAGCCGAGAAGCTGACGAAAGAGCAGAAGCTCGCGAATTCACTCGACGGCCAGCTGAAGGATGTCGACAACGAGATCGACGTATTGAAAGAGCTCATGAAGAGTTCCGATAAGACGTATTCAGGCATTTGGAAAGACCCCGTGACACTCGCCGATTGGGATGCGAAGAAAGACGCGATCCCCAAGAAGCTCGAGTATTTTGAAGAGCAAGCCGCAAAGGCTATGGAAGCCGGCGATGATGCCGTGTTGGTGAAGTGGCAGACGCTTATCGACGATACGGAAGATTTCGATAAGCAAGGCCAGGCATACAAGGCGCATGTCGACAAGATGTCGGCGTTGAAGCTCAAGCGCCAGTCGATCCATAAGCAGATGGTCGACATGGGTCTCGTCGAAGATTCGGCATTCAGCGAGGAGCGTAAGGCGAATGCGTGGAAGTTCGATTCGTCGGCTGAGGCCGACAAGCATTTCCGAGGGGTATGCGGTAAGGTCTGGCGTGAAGCCACCAAGTCACAACGCGACGGCATTTACGGCTATACGCAGAGCTCGGGTGCTTGGAACCGTCCGCTATCCGGTTTCCAGAAGCCGTGGTCGCAGGGTGGTTCCGGCTGGGAGAAGAAGTTCTACAAAGGTGTCGGCAACGTGTGGATCGACTTCGAGGGCAAGGGCTCTAAGATCCGCCGCATGACTGAGATCATTGAGAAATCATCGTACGATCATGATACATGGCTCGTACGTGGATGTGATTACAACGCCATGGAGTCGTTCTTCGGCATAGATGCATCGGAGTTGTATTCTATGGATACCGATGAGCTCAAATCACTCGTCGGCATGTCAAACCGCATCCAGTCGTTCGTGTCGACCGGTACGGCGAAGGGTAAGGGTTTCAGCGGCAAGCCTGTCGCGATGGAGATCTATTGCCCCGCTGGGTCTGAGATGATGTACGCGGAGCCATTTTCGGCGTTCTCTGGCGCCAGCTACAGTGGGCATAGCTGGGACGGCAAGAAGGAGCAACACAGTTTCGGCCACGAGTCGGAGATGATCTTGCAACGCGGCGGTTACTACACAGCGACCGACGTATACAAAGGTACCGACGGCAAGATGCATGTCGTGTTGGAGCTGCACCCAGAACAGGGTTACGATAAGTTCCAGCAGGACCCCAAAGAATGGACCGGCTCGAAGAGCAAATACAAGTAAGGAGTACCATGGCCACTGAGAAACAGAAAGTACCGAACCTCGAGCTCGACGACTCGTTTGGCTGCCTGAAGCGCAACCCCCGTAAATGCCGGACGTGTGCGAACGCACACGGCCCGGCGCCATGGGAGGACTCGCCCGACAAGTCATATTGCATGGCATACGAGCGTCGCCTCGGCAACATCAAGCCGGATGCCGTATATTTCAATGGCGCAGACTGTCCGTTCTATATCGGGGAGGAATGACATGGCTGGTGGCGTATCGGTGAAGCAGGACAGCACAGAGCAAGTAGTCGACGGCATCGATTCGGCTATCGGCGTCGCGCTCGAGAAGATCGGGCTTTTGGCCGAAAACTACGCTGAGAAGAAATGCCCAGTTGATACCGGTAATTTGCGTGGCTCGATCACGCACGAGATCGATACAAGTGATAATACCGTGTATATCGGTACCAATGTCGAATATGCACCATACGTCGAGCTTGGAACTTCGCGCCAGAAGGCGCAGCCTTTCCTGAGGCCCGCGGCTTCCGAGCACGGTGCGCAATACCGCCAAGTGCTGAAAAAAGCTCTCGGTGGCAGCAGTTAACCTGGTATTATTTATATTAAATGCGCGAAGCAATGCGCTATACAGTATGGGGTCGAGGCACGCACCCCAGAGTCCGAAGGAATGGAGCGAACACCATGGCACTTACCCGCAAACTCCTCCGATCCATGGGGATCGAAGACGAGAAGATCGACCAGATCATCGACGCACACACCGAGACCGTCAACGCGCTGAAGGACGAGCGCGACGAGCTCAAGGATGCCGCGGACCGACTGAAGAAGGCCGAGGCTGAGCTCGAGGAGCTCAAAGCCAAGCCGGCAGACGGTTACAAAGAGAAGTTCGAGAAGGAGCACGCCGATTTCGAGGCATTCAAGGCAGATACCGCTAAGGCTGCCGCCGACCGCGAGAAGAAATCGCTGTACCGCAAGCTGCTCACCGATGCAGGCGTCGACCCCAAGCGTATGGATGCCGTGATGCGTGTCGCCGACCTATCCAACATCGTGGTCGAAGACGGCGCCATCAAGGACGCCGACAAAGTCACGGAGAAGGTCAAAGGCGAGTGGTCGGATTTCATCCCGGCCACGAATACGAAGCCCGCGAAAGTCGACACGCCGCCTAACGGTGGTGGCGACGGCGCGGCAGAACCGAAGTCGCTGGGCGAGGCCCTGCGACAGAAGTACACCAAGCAGAACACTGATTAAAGGAGGCAATTATGCCTATCACCCTCGCAGAGGCCAAGGTCGGCATGGCCGACAAGGTCGACCAGCAGATCGTCGACATGTTCCGTCGATCCTCCCTGCTCCTCGACCGCCTCACTTTCGACAACGCCATCTCCCCCGGTACCGGCGGCTCCACGCTCGTCTACGGCTACACGCAGCTGAAGACGCCTTCCACTGCAGCCGTCCGCGCCATCAACTCCGAGTACACCGCCAACGAGGCCAAGCGTGAGAAGAAGACCACGCAGGCCATCATCATGGGCGGCGCCTTCGAGGTCGACCGTGTCATCCAGGACACTTCCGGCGCCATCGATGAGCTCGTGTTCCAGGCTGACGAGAAGATCAAGGCCACTGCCAACTTCTTCACGAATTGCGTGATCAACGGCACCGCGACCGGTACTGCCGCCCCCGGTAAGACTACCGGCACTTTCGACGGCCTCAAGAAGCTGCTCACCGGCTCTTCCACCGAGTACACCGCCACCGCGGACCTGTCTACCAGCGAGAACGTCACCGCCAACTATAACCAGTTCCTCGATGAGCTCGACGAGTTCATCTCCGGCCTCGACGGCATGCCCGATATGCTGCTCATGAACCGCAAGATGCTCTCCAAGCTCCGTGGAATCGCGCGCCGTGCCGGTTATTACGAGTCTACCAAGGACGATTTCGGCCGTACCGTCGAGACGTATAACGGCATCGCGCTCATGGACGCCGGCGAGTTCTATGACGGCTCCAACACCGTCGACATCGTCGCCGACACCGCTGCCGGCGCTAGCGCCTTCGGCACTTCCGACATCTACGCTGTCAAGTTCGGCCTCGATGCATTCCATGGCATCTCCCCGACCGGCACCAAGGTCATCACGTCCTACATGCCCGACCTCACCCTCCCCGGTGCGGTCAAGAAGGGCGAGGTCGAGCTCGTCGCTGGCGTCGCCCTCAAGAACACTCTGAAGGCCGGCCATATGAAGGGCATCATCACCGCGCCTAAGACTGCCTAAGGAGTCGATATGCTGGAGGAGTTGCTCGCCGAGATCCACAATTGGTTCGAATGCGATTACCTCGCAGGTGAGCTCACCGTCATGGACGGCGAGCTCACCCTCCCGCATGGCTTCGTCAAGAAGGGCCAGTATTACCGCATAGTCGGCAGTGTTTTCAACGACGGCCTGCACCAGTACCCGACATCAGACCTCACCGACGAGGTATTCGACGGCGAGGTGTGGGCGTTAGCAGTGCCGAAGGCAGTCATAGACATCGCGGCTGAGGTCGAGGCGTGGTGTAAAGCCCACCCCGATTCCGTGTATACATCAGAGTCGTTCGGCGGGTATTCGTATACGAAGGCCACCGCTTCCGACGGCATGCCTGTGCGATGGCAAGACGCATTTCGCCGACGCCTCAATCGTTGGAGGAAGTTGCCATGACGCTAATCGATAGTTTTAAAGAGCCGTGCGTGCTCATGGAGAAAAAACGTGTGAGTGACGGCGAAGGCGGGTGGACGACTACATGGGTTGACAGTGCCACCTTCGATGCGGCTATCGTCCGCGATACCACCCTGGCCGCACGCGTCGCTGAAAAAGAGGGCGTATCGAACGTCTACACGGTGACTACCGACACAAACGCGCGACTCGAATTTCATGACGTTTTCAAGCGGGTCAGTGACGGCCAAGTGTTCCGTGTGACTTCCAACGGGGACGATATGCGTACACCCGATGTGGCGACGTTCAGTTTCGAGCAGGTGTCGGCGGAAGAGTGGAAGCTATCATGACGCCTGAAGCTACTATCTATGAATTCTTCTCGGGCTTCTCGATTCCAGCGTATGCGGCGACATCTGTACCAGATAATGCGGAGTTCCCGTATATCACGTACGAGCTCGCAGTCGATGATTTCTGGGGCGGGGAAGTCGCGTTGTCGATGGACATTTGGTATCGTGGCGACTCCGAGGCGGAGCCGAATGCGAAAGCGCGTGAAGTCTCAAAGGCACTAATCGGCTGCAAGTGTATCCCATGTGACGGCGGCGGTGTCATACTGAAAAAAGGCTCACCGTTCTGCCAGAGCATGGGTGACGCGGCCGACGGCAAGATCAAGCGCCGCCATATCAATGTGACGGCAGAGTTTATCACCTCGTTTTGAGAGGACAAGTTAAATGGCTAAGTTCACACAAATTCCGACGGATACTTTCAAGAAGCTCCAGCTTGGCGCGGGTATCCTCACTACTGAGTTCGACCCGGCGACCGGCAAGCTCACTGCGTCCAACATCATCGGCGCGACGAGTGGCGGCGTATCGTTCGAGGCCACGCCGTCATTCACCGATTTCGGCGAGGACATCGACAATTGCCCGAAGAACACTAAAGAGCTCAAGAAGCTCGACAGCTGGGAAGCCAAGATGTCCGGCTCGTTTGTCACGATGGATACGAATGTCGCGACGTCTGTCATCGGCACCGCTGCTGTTGCGAGCAACGACTCGACCAAGGTCGTGCCCCGTAACTCTGTCGAAGCCAAAGATTTCAAAAACATCTGGTGGGTCGGCGATTATTCTGACATCAACGAAGACGGTTCGTCTGCCGGCAAGGCCGGTTTCATCGCGATCAAGCTCATCAACGCATTGTCGACCGGTGGTTTCAAGATCCAGTCCGGCGACAAGGCGAAGGGCACGTTTGAGTTCGAGTACACTGGCCACTACAGCAATGAAAACATCGACACCGTACCGTTCGAAATCTATATCAAGGCTGGTTCTGCTGATAAGTAGGCTAGCCTGAAGGAGGAAAATTAAATGAAACTCAGTGACATCAAGGGCGACCGCGTACTCGACGTCATCGCCGACATCATCGACCCCATCGCGAACATGGTGCAGGACAAGGACATCGCCGCAATGTTTAAGCGCGAAGCCGTACCCGATGGCATGGAGGCGCGCGATTTCTTCGCGAAGCGCATGTGCAAGGGCCTGCCCGTTTTGCTCAAAAGCCATAAGGCCGACATCATCGCCACCATGGCGGCAATTGAGGGCGTGACCCCTGAGCAGTACGCCGCATCGCTCGATTTCCCCAAGTTGTTCACCGACGTCATGGAGCTCGTGACTGATGATGCGTTCCTCAATTTTTTATCATCGTCGGAGACGGGGAAGGACGCAGGTGCGCCTGGCTCTGCCTCGGCGAATTTCGAGGTCCCCTAAGGGCCGACGCATTCGTCAAGTTCACACTGGCCCGCTATAGGAAAGAACGGGACGAGATGGCGTTTAAGGTATACGTCACCGACTCCCTATACCTCATGGGCCAACAAAAGTTTATCGGTCGCCGATGGTACGACCAAGTCCGGCCCAAGGTATATGAAGACATCGACGCCACCACAGTAGTGGCGGACGTCACGAAAAG